TCGGCACCGTAGCGGTCAATATTGATCCGGCTGCTGGCGACCTGATCTCCGGCCCGAACGACACAGGCGCGGACGGCGGCATCATGACCAACACCAAGGCGACCGCACGTCGCGGCGACTACGTGGTCATCGGCACCGGCGGTGATGACGGCTACATGGTCGAAGAAATTCGCGGCACCTGGACCATCGCTTAATCGCCCAACCAACAATCGAAAGGAATCATCATGGATCAATCAATTCTCTCAAGCCGCGCCGTGCTGGGCATGTACTTCGCCCGGCTGGAGCTCCCCAATGCCGCAGGCTGGATCGACGGCGTTTCCAACCTGTTCAACAGCGACCAGGCGTCGGAAGACTACCCGTTTCTCGGGCAAGTTCCGCGCATGCGCGAATGGATCGGCGGCCGCAACGCCAAAGGTCTGCGCGACAACAATCTTACTATCAAAAACAAGCACTACGAAGCCACGCTGGAGATCGCACTGACCGATCTGCGCCGCGACAAAACCCCGCAGATTCAGGCGCGCATCGGCGAATTTGCCGGCGAGGGCGACGCGCACTGGAGCACGCTGGTGTCCGACCTGATCATCGCCGCGCCGGCGGCGGTGTGCTACGACGGCGAATATTATTTCGACACCGACCATCCGAACATCTTCGACGCCAACACGACCAGCAACGACATCACGGTCGATATTTCTGCCCTGCCCGCCGCCGTTCATGGTGTCGTCACCGCGCCCAGCGTCGAAGAGATGCAGCAATCCATCATCAAGGGCATCGCGCAAATCCTGTCATTCAAGGATGATCGCGGTCGTCCGATGAACAGCAATGCGAAGAGCTTCCTGGTCACCGTGCCGCTGGGCCTGTGGATCACCGCCGTGGCAGCCGTCAGCGCAGTCACCACAGCGGCGATGCAGAACAACGCCAACCCGAACGTGCTGGCCGCGCTGAAAGGTATCCAGATCGACGTGCAGATGGTGCCCGAACTGACTTGGACTGATAGCTTCGCGGTATGGCGCACAGATTCCCCAATCAAGGGCATCATTCGCCAGAACGAGACCGATCCGCAGGTGAAGATGAAGGACGAGAGCTCCGAATACGCGTTCGACAACGACGCCATCCAGATCGGTATCGATGCCTGGCGCGGCGCGGATTATGGTCTGTGGCAGCGCGCCTGCTACGTCACGATGATCTGATCGTAGCGGTTTGACCAAAGCGCCTCGGCCAACCGGGGCGCTTGAGTGAAACCACCGGAGGCAACATGAATAAATACATTATTATCGCAAGACTACAACTCGTGGCAGGCGTGTTAACCCTGACCGATGATCAGTCAGCACCGCGCGCGCACAACCTCAAGCCGCTCGGCAAAAACCGCTTCGAGATCATCAACCCGGTCGAGTTCAAGGCGCGCGAAGAGATTGGCTACGAGGGCGATCTGCCCAAAGCGCTGGCCGATCTTATGATCGACGCAGACAAAACCGAATCGCGCAAAAAATCCGCGACGCGCCGCGCATCGTCCGAATCATCCGCACCGAACGAAGCGCAACAACTGTCCAACACAATCTGACCATGGCTTTCAGCGAAAACCCTGCCGACTTCATCAACGACGACACGCCGGGCTACGTCCTGGCCACTGTCGGCGGTGTATCCGTCGGCGGCATTTTTGACGACAACTACACCGACCCGCTCGGCTTCGCCGCATCGTTCCCGGCGCTAACCTGCGCTACGGCGGATGTTGCTACCGTCGCACAGGGTGGCACGGTGGTTGTGCCGTCCGGCAGTTATACCGTTGCCGCCATAAAACCAGACGGCACCGGCATCACGCTGCTGCAACTGGCGGAAGCATAATGGCCGACCATCTGCACAAACAGATCAGAGACGCCGTGGCTGCATTGCTCACCGGCCTGACCACCACCGGCAGCCGCGTCTATCCGAATCGCCTGCAACCGATGGCGGATGCGAATCTTCCCGGATTGCGCGTGTTCATGGATGCCGAGGAGGTCGCGGATTCGTTCCTCGATAAAGCGCAGGAACGCCGCATAGATCTGATCGTGGAGTGCTGCGCCAAGGCCACCACCGTGCTGGACGATACGCTGGACGCGAGCAGCAAGGAGGTCGAGGTCGCGCTGTCCGGCGGCATCACCCTCAGCGGCTACTGGATCGATGTGCAGTACGGCGGGATGCAGTTCGACGACGACTTGGCCGATAAGCCGGTGGGTGTCAAACGCCTGCGTTTCGCATTGACCTACACAGCGGCCGGCAGCGCGCCGGACGTTTTAATTTAACCGAAGAGGAGAGCATCATGAGAGGAACCCCAGTGTGGAACAAAGTAGCGATCGCGGTGCAATCCGCTGTGCTAGGCACGTCCCTTACCGTGTCGGCGATCAGCAAGGCTAACCCGGCCGTCGTCTCTTATGACGCGGGTGACACCGATCCTGCCGACGGCGCCTATTACCTGATCGAAGCCACCGGCATGAACCAGATCGACACCATGGTGGTGCGCGTCGCGAACGTTAACCCCACCGCCAACACCTTCGAGTGCGAGGGGCTGGACAGCACCAATTTCGATGCGCTGATCGCGGCGACCTGCAAGCCGATCACCTTCGGCCTGACGATGTCCACCATGCTCGACATCACCGCATCCGGCGGCGACGCCAAGTTTGCCGATGACAGCGATCTGCACGACGAGATCGATAAGGAAGTGCCGGTCGGATTCACCGCGCTCAAATTCACCGCGAACAGCCGCTTCCTGCCGACCGACACCGCGCTGTTGGCATTGCAATCCGCCAGCCGCGCCAAAACCCCGCTGGCGATCCGCTTCTCTTTTTCCAACGGCAGCAAGATCGCCTTTTACAGCTACATCAGCGCGCCGCTGACCCCGGGCGGCAGCAAGGGCGGCACCGTACAGACGCCGATCGCGTTCAGCGCGCTGGGTTTCCCGTCGAGCTGGGGAACTTAAGCCGTGATCGTCCTCGACCAGGATGCCACGTTCGACGCGCCGGTGCAGATCAACATGCCCGGCCGGGCCGAGCCGGTAGAGGTGAGCTTCACCTTCCGCGCACTGCGCCGCAAGCGTGTTGCCGGACTGATGATACTCACCCGCGCCGTCAACGCCTGGCGCCTGCGCCGCGCCAACGAATATCTGCGGCTTTGCTGGCGCACCCGGCGGCTGGCCTCGGTGGTGGACATGATCGACGAATTCACCGCAGGCTGGCAGGGCATCGAGCCCGCCTACAGCCGCGACGCGCTCAAGGCGCTGTTGCAGGAATACCCCGGCACGCACGTGCAGATTTATCTGGCATTCCTCAAAGCCTGGCAAGAGGAACGCTTAAAAAACTGACCAGCGTCGCCGAGGCCTATTACTCCGGCGGCGCAAAACCTGACGAAAATAGCCTGCTGGCGCGGATCGTGGAGGTGATCGGCAGCGGCGCAGAAGAGACGCGCTGCTGGGCGGAAAACTGGCGCACCTTCCTGGTGTTGGACGGGATGGGCACCCAGATCAACATCTGCCAAGGCGGTGTGATCGGTTTTCGGTACGAGGCGCTGCCATTGCTGTTCGATCTGCACAACATCAAGCCGGACGAGCGCGGATTCATTTTCGACGGGCTGCGCGAAATGGAGCGCGCGGCGGTGCAACAACTAAACGGACGCTGACGCTGACCATGGCCGCTGAAACAAAAATCACCATCACCGCCGCCACCGCGCAGGCCGAAGCCAAACTGCGCGGCTTCGGATCCACGCTCGACGGCATGTCGGGCAAATTGCGCGGGATGGCGGCAGCGTTGGTCGGCGTGCTATCCGTGCGCGCTTTCGGCGCGCTGGTAAAAAGCAGCATCGATTCCGCTGATGCCGTGCTCAAGATGTCGCAGGCCTCCGGCGTGGCGATAGAAACCCTGTCAGGACTGGCGTATGCCGGGAAATTATCCGGCATCGAAAGCGAAGCACTCGGCGCGTCGATGGTGAAGCTTACCAAGGGCATGGCCGACGCAGCAATCGGCACCGGTGAAGCAATCCGTGCCTATGAGGCGCTCGGCATCAATGTCAAGGACAGCACCGGCAATCTCAAAAACGCCGACACAGTAATGGCCGAGATCGCCGCGAAGTTCGGCAGCATGGAGGATGGCGCGAATAAAACGGCGCTTGCCGTTGCCTTGTTCGGCAAGTCAGGCGCGGCGATGATCCCGATGCTGAACCAGGGTGCCGATGGGCTGCAGGCGGCGCACGAAGAGGCGGCCAAACTCGGGCTGGTGCTCGACAATGAGTCTTCAGCCGCAGCAGAACGATTCAACGACAACCTTACCAGGCTGAATGCCGTAAAAACGGGCTTTGCCAACCAGATCATGATAGCCATGCTCCCCTCGCTGGAGGGGTTGAGCAAGAGCCTGTTCGATTCTGCGGCGAATGCCGGAGGGCTTGAAAAGGCGGCAACAGCAGCCGCGACCGGCCTGAAACTGATGATGTCTGCAGGCACGATTCTCGTTGGCGTATTCAAAACGCTTGGCGAGTATCTCGGCGGCGTTGCCGCTGCCGCTGTCGCATTATTCGCGGGCAGATTCCGCGAAGCCGCAGACATCGCCTCGCAATCCGGTAGAGATTTCTACGCTAACATCAAAAGCTCTGTCGGCAATGTCACCGCAATCTTTGAGGCAGAGGCCGCAAAAGCCGAAGCCAGCGCCCCTTTTCTCGGAAAAAAGCTCGCAGCGCCCATGATGGCTGCGGCAGGAGCCGCAGAAAAAGCGCAAAAGAAAATGGCGAGCGACGCAGAAAAACTGCGCAAAGAACAGGAACGGTTGCTCGAAAAACAGAATGCAGAAATCCAGCGCAGCGCGCTGGAGGCGCAGAAAATTTACTTTGACCTCGACCCGATAGCAAAAGCATCGGATGCGTGGGAAGGGTATTTGGAATTGGTAAAATCCGGTTCGCTTGATCTGGAAACAGCAGCACAGCACTACGCAAAGACCTTCGGCGAATCCACCGATCAGATGACCACGTTCGCCGAACAGGCCGGGCGCAACATTCAGGACGCATTCTCCGAATTCCTGTTCGATCCATTCAAGGACGGGCTTGGCGGGATGCTGGACGGATTCCAGATCATGTTGCGCAAGATGGCGGCGGAGGCGCTGGCATCGCAGATACTCGGCTCTATCGGCAGCTGGGGGAAAACCGGCAGCGGGGCGGGCAGTTTCCTCGGAGGCATCGCCGCATCAGTGTTCGGCGGGAAAAGTTTCGCCGGTGGCGGATTTACCGGCGGCGGTTCGCGCACGGGCGGCATCGATGGACGAGGGGGATTCCCGGCGATTCTGCATCCAAACGAAACAGTGATCGATCATGATAAAGGTCAGGGCAGATCAGTCACGGTCATCAACAACTTTTCCGTCAGCACCCCGACCGACCGGCGCACGCAGGAGCAGATCGCGTCGATGGCCGGCGCGTCCATCCAGACCGCCATGATGAGGGGGGCTTGATGGCGTTCATCGAAACCCGATTCCCGACCGACATCAGCCGAGGCGCGACCGGCGGTCCGGGCTTTGTCACCGACGTGATCACGGTCAACTCTGGTTTCGAGCAGCGCAATGCCAACTGGCAGGACGCGCGCTGCGCATTCGATGTTTCGCACGGCGTGAAGTCGCAGGCCAAGCTGAATATCCTGATCGCCTTCTTTCGCGTGATGAAAGGACGGACGAACGGCTTCCGCTTCCGCGACGAATCCGATTACACCGTCAGCGGCAGCGAGGGCATCTTCGCCGCGATCGACGCGACGCACTTCCAGATGACCAAGCGATACACGACCGCCGGGAACAATCATGATCGCGAGATCACCAAGCCTGTGACCGGCACGGTTGCCGTTATCGGCGGCACGGTTTCCGGCATCGACTACACCACCGGCATCGTCACCATGACGACAGGCACGCCCACTTCGTGGACCGGCGAATTCGATGTGCCGTGCCGCTTCGACATCGACCAGATGAAAACATCAATCGATTTTTACCAGACTTATTCCTGGGGTGGGATTCCCATAGTGGAAGTCCGCGTATGAAGACCGTCTCAGCCAACCTGAAGGCGCATCTGCAAGGCGAGATGCTGACCGTCTGCACACTGTGGAAGATCACCCGCGCGGATGCGACCGTGTTCGGCTTCACTGATAATTCGCGGGATGTGGTTTATTCCGGCACCACCTACCTGGCCGCGACCGGCCATACCCCCAGCAGCATCAAGACGACCTCGAACTTTTCGGTTGACAACCTGGAAGTTCAATCGGTGCTGGATAGTTCCACCATCACCGAGGCGGACATTCAGGCCGGTCTGTGGGATTTCGCTGCTGTCGAGATCATGATCGTCAACTACCTGTCGCTGGCCGATGGTCACATGATGCTGCGCAAGGGTTGGCTGGGCAACATCAAGACCGGCAGGCACAACTTTATGGCCGAACTGCGCGGCATGATGCAGCCGTTGCAGCAGACCATCGGGCGCGTCTATTCGTCGGGGTGCGATGCGGCGCTGGGGGATGCGCGCTGCGGGGTTACGCTGGCGACCTATACCGTCACCGGGGCAGTCACCACCGCCACCAGCGCCCGCGTATTCACCGATACCGCGCGGACTGAGGCGGATGGCTATTTCGATGGCGGCCTGATTACCTGGACATCCGGCGATAACGATACCTATTCGATGGAGGTGAAAACTTCCACTGCTGCCGGAATCATTACGCTCCAGCAGGCCATGCCCAA